GGTTGGCCCAACGATCGCAAAACTTAGTTTTACGCATCTACATCATGATTAAATCATAATGCCTAACCCCATCCGATATGTGCCATAAGTACTAAGTACTTGCACTCAGTCGGATACTTATTAAACTAAATATTCATGCATGGAGTCAATTAAATTGACCTCATACACGGAATATCTAGAGCTATAATTATCAGAGAACTTTAAGTCTCGAATAACCTCAATAGTATCTAATTCCAATAGATTTATCTCATCACTCAAGTATCTTTCAACTTGAGCGGTGTCAACCTCCAGCTGAGCTGGATGTTTAACCATACTTAGTATAGTAGATTCATCAAATTGGTTGGAAACCCAGACCCTAACGGGAAGACGATAAAGATCTAATCTTAAAGAATAGAACTTTATTTTCTTCATCAATTTTAAATCGTCAGTTACAATAACAAGTGATTTTAAATCCCTTGGTATCGAACTAACCTTATTTAAAATGACTAAGTCATCATCAATAAGCTCCCTAGGAGGATCTAAAACGTTAGTGCTGGAGAGAAGCCAATCTAATAACTGTTGTTGCTTTACAACATTATGTGGTAAAGCTACGTGAGTTTTAGACATTGGGTTAATTGGTAAGTTGACTATCATTTTAGACCTTAGGTCTAATTCAGCTACCAATTCTTTAGGGTACCATGATTGATTTCGGGTGTTAAACACCCAATCTCTTTCATGCCACATCTTAAAGAAATTTAACACTGAATTGGTTCTTAAATTTTTAGGAAACTTAGTCTCCAAAGAATAAAAATCAATTATCTCTTCAGGAATTTCTGTTGGACTTAGTCCTAACAGCCAATCCTCATGAAACAGTGATAAAATTTTACCCAATATTTGGCTCTCATGCGCCAGAATGTCCTTACATTTATATAATGCAGAGGTCCATTCTGTTTTCTTAGAATCAACAATTACTTCTTTACCTTTAAACTCAGTTAAAAGATCTAAAGAAACAAAAGAATCGGTGTCCAAATCACTGTGTTTTCTTTGGAATAGCTTAGCTACACCAAAAGAAAACTCCAGTGGTTGGTGCCGTATGATCTGAGAATAGGTGTAATTGATAATGCTAACATAAGCTTCAAGCTTATTTCGCTTATCTTCAAAACACAGCGCATTCATTCCATTATAGATAAAAGGTTTTCCGCTTCCACATATTCCTCTAGGAAGATAGACAATGGCACTTCCTCGAGATGTTAAATTTAATAAAACATCTTGAAAAAGTGAAGCCATTGCAAAGTAAGCATAAGAAGTGTTCTTAGAATACTCCATGTCCTTACCTAGCGCGTCTATTTTCCCTTGAGGTCTGCTTTGATTATCATCCCTATCTTTGGTTACATCTAAGATTAACCGAAGCCGCGGATAGTCCAAATACATGGTACGTCCAAACGACTTAGTCGATTGAATGTTAGCCCAAGTATCAAAACTTCCACGGGGGATACGACACCACTCTTCAGCGTAACTGAATACTTCATTTGAAATGAAGGTATCCAGTGGAGCTAATTTTACATCAATTGAATTGTAATAGTAAATTAAATTTTCTAAAACAAGTAAGGAGGTGTGGAAGGCGACTAAGTCGTCTCCCTTTACACCGAATAATAAATCGGATATCTGTAATAAAGGTAAACTAACACTAGTTAGAACTGCCTTTATAACTGGATCTCCCATTAATCCTCCCCTCTTTGTGATACTGATTAATTTACCTTCAAGGTAAATATATCTAGGAGACGTAAGTAATTTAATTACTAATTCTCCATACCACTTTGGGATCCTTAAAATTGAATTCCATACTTTAAGTATGTCTTTAATCAATTTCCAATTGAAGTAATCTGTGGCGGTTTCCATGTCTGTGCTTAAAGCAAGTAACCTGGAAACACGTTGGTCGTAACTTAAAGATTTGTAAACATGCCAGCCGTCACGGCTGGATGAAATACCAACTTTAAATTGATCAAATCGAGACAGAATGTCAAGAAGCATGTGACTATAAGGTTGAAGAGCCTGAGAATGAAAGAAGTTAGATGAAGTAACTGAGCGAGCCTTACTAGGCTCTCTGACGGTACTTAAGTTAACCTTCATGATATTTTCCTTAGGAAAATCTCTACAAGATTTTAAACTTAAATGAAACAAATATTCACCAATTGAACTTGGTTCAATTAATGTATTTGTATCAACACCAGTCTCTAAATCTACAAGATAAACCGGTGTCTTAGACACCAGTAAATCCCTTGCCACTCGTGCCTTTCCTCCTTTTAAAACGGAAGAATGAACACATGCGGTAGTAGAAATAGACAGTCTCGACTTTAACTTCGTCGGGTCAAATGAAGGAATATTATCCAATATAGAACGACTTAGTCGATCTTTAAAATGATTTTTATCCCAAGTTCGAACTGACTCCATTGATGTAACATCAACGAATTTCTTTACAGACTCTTTAATAATAATTCCGGTAGGTAAGCCTGAAGCACGTGTTTGTGTTAGCATCGCTAAGCGAAACCACCACAAATTACTCTCATCTTTAATTTTCTTAATCCAGTTTAAAACTGGCATTAAAAATCTTAAATTACGAGGACAACTAAATCTTTGATTTAAAATCATTGATTTCCTAAATGATTTTCTTAAAAATTTTAAACTTTTAAGAAAAACATCATGGTTCATAACTGCGTTGGAAATACCTCTAACCATTATTTTATCAGTCAGAGTATAATCTAAGATTAACTCTGAACTTGAAAAGATAACAGTTAGAAGTAAACCATCAACAGTATGAAAAATTTGTCTAAGTGCATCATGCTTACCAGCGTAGACGAGTTCATAAAACTTCTTACGGTGAATAGGTTTAACCTTATACCACCAATAAGTGTTTTTTAAACTTTTCATAAAAACCTCAGGTTTTTGTGACTGCCAACGATGACCGAATAAAGCTCTATGATTGTAACAAACCTTAGGTTTGTCATCAAATAAGTTTCTCCTATCTTTTACACTCTCCACATACCTAAGGTATGTGAAGAATGAATCGGATGGGGTGGGGCCTTCCACGTCTTTTCTAAGAGAAGATAAGGGAAAGTACCGTTTTTGCATTCCTCAAAATTTATGTTGTACTATATACCCCCTCCCTAACCCCGAAAGG